CGCCAATTTCTACCCACCACGAAAGCGGCAATGGCCAGCGCGTCATATGGTTTTCCAACTTGCTCTGCAAGGAAAGCATAAAACTCTTTTTCGTGATCCTCATGGTAGGAAGGTACCTTTATTTGAAAAGTGCTTTGACCGGCGAGATAATCCGAGGGTCGGATTTGCACGCCGGGCGGAATGTCGCCGCATTTGTCGGAGCGGGCTCCGAGCAAGTTGCCGTCCGGCAGCACGATATCGACGTGGGAGTAAGCTGGACCGCCGCCGAACCATTTGATTAGGTTCGATTCGAAATCGTTACCCGCCGAGAACTGAAGCGTTACTGACATTTGTTCCGGCATTACCTTTGTACGCAATCTCATCGTCTAGCCATTTATCGAGTGCCGCAGCGTTCACGAATCCGAGGTCGGTTAAAACGTCTAGGTCGGATCTTAGCAATCGATAACGAGCGGCGTCAAGCGCATCAGGATCGGTGCCGGTCATAGAATGTACCATTGCCGTTCATTCTCCCAGCTAGCTATTTCCAAAGCCTCATCTCCATTGCCGGTTTGAGCGAACCATGTCGTCATACCCGAATGCTCAAGCCTAAAGAACTGAGCACGGAAATGTCTGCGCACTATTGTCTGCTTCCAAAGCGACAACGGCATATCCTCGTTAAAGTTTTTCGATGAAAGATTAGCGCGGCTGCGTTTTATCGCAAGGTTTTCTGCGTCGGACCATTCCATGTTAGTAATCCCCCGCGATAATTTCCGAAGCGCGTTGCCTGACTAAAATAAGCCAGACATTTGCCCACAAAGTATTACCTTCGGACAAATAGGATTTGTAAATTGCAATGCAATAAAAAAGTGATCCTGCCATTTGAGAATGTCTTTGAAAATAGCATTGTTGATACAGCAATTCTCTGTTTATCATTTCCAGTACCCTTTAACTGTAAGGTAGCTGTAGCTGCAAACCTCTTTGACCGCAGCATCGTGTTCGTTGTATTCGTCGGTCCCTGGCGCGTGTTCGTCGCGCTGCTGCATAAAAACTGACAGCGCAACTTCGAAGGGAACCTGCGCCAGCAGTGACCTTACTCGTTCTTTGGTATCCATTTAATTTCCCTTCGCTGCCGAGTGGTGGGTGTAGAGCGGCTGGCATTCGATTTGATCCTCGCTCATGGCGCGGCTGTTCTCAGGATGAATTGGTCCGTGCGTGTAGAACCAAGGTTTTGCGTCGTCGTAACGCCACCTGTAGGCCACCGGCTCCTCCTGTACGGGAGCGGCGGCCTCAAGCGCGGCATGAGCGCGCATCGTCTGAATATTGCTGCCATCGGCGCGCACACCTTCGGGACCATCGCATCGGTCAACTAGTTCTTTGAGCGCGGCGAACAATTCATTTTGCATGATGTGTTTCCCCTAGTTAAGAAAAAGGGGGCATTTGCCCCATTGATCCGCCATTGCTTCGGCGATGCCTTCGTATGTTCTACTCCGTTCTTTCCACCGATCTTGACTAGGTGGCATGAGATGCACCTTCGGGGTTCTTCCTGCAACCACGTTTGTCGGGACCAATTTCGGTAATCCCTTTAGCCATAGACACGTTGCTTTAGTTTCGCCATGTCCAAACTGCCATGGCTGAATTATTTGATCTGGTTTGCGGATGCGGCTGGAGATGATTGACACCGGATTCTCAACGCAAATCTTCTCTATTGGAGCGTCCATAAGCGCGCGCACAAAATTCAAAGCCTGTTCAGGACGATTGCCTTTGCTTTTGAACCAACGAGCGCCAGACACGGCTAAATCTGTGCAAGGAGGGTGAGCAATCATTAAATCCCAACCCTCCCCAAGTATTGAAAGAACGTCGGCGCGAATGTGAAAATGCGAATGATCTTCGGAATCCAGCAAATCGCAGGACCAGGCATCGTGCCCACGATCCCTAAACGCTTGACGAACCCTGCCGCTGTACTCGCAAGCTACTACAACTCGCATAATTCCCCTTTGCTGTTTCCCCTAGTTAAGAAAAAAGGGGGCATTAACCCCCTTCATTTAGGCAAGCATCAATTCCACCGTCCAGCAAACAAGCTGCTGTTCGATGCACTTGCGCGCCGCCTCGTTTGTTTCGTAGCGCAGCGCCTGCTTGTGATCCTCGATCCGCTGCTCCAGAGTCTTGATTTGGGTTTTCGTCATCGCATTTTCTCCCGGTTAAAATTACGATAACAGAATTATCGGCTAAAATTTCGGTGCAGTCAATACCATATATCAGTTATTAAGCCGCTTATTTCCGCCCCATTTTTACTACCCTCAATTTCGGAGGCTCCGATTTGGGTATCTTTTCAGGGGGCCAAGCCTGCAAAGGCTCGATTTTATATGGTGGAATGGGAGTCAAATCCCGCTTGCGAGCATTCCGGCGAAACAGAAAACTTACGACAGACGCTAAAAGGTTACGCATTTTCCACCTTTCAAGTTGCATTAGCCGAAAAAGAGGTCTATAGTTTGCTTACCCATTCGGGTAACGGTTTTCTCAAACCCAATAAATAACACAGAAAGGATTACCATGTCGCAACTTCTGTCCAAAATGTCCGCCAAAGCAATCGTCGGCGCAATCAAGCCGCTCCTGCCGCGCGACGCAGAGAAAAACATCATCAAAGATCAAATCGTCATGCTCTACACGGTTTTCGGGATCGCTCGCGGCGTCAAAAAGGGGGAAAGCACTTTTGGCCCTTGGGTGAGTTTCAGCGGCAGTTTCGAAGCCGTGGATACCAATGGCGAGGTCTACAACAGTTCCAATCTGTTCCTGCCGGAAGTCGCGGAAAATCTGCTGCTTCCCGTGGTTATGGACGAAAAGAATGAATCCGGCGTTGCGTTCAGTTTCGCCATCGGCGCGAAGGCTTCCGATTCCAGCGTCGGATATGAGTACGTTGTCAAGACCTTGCAGGAACTGGCGGCCGACGATCCCTTGGCTGCGATGCGTGCGAAGCTGGCCGACAAGCTGCCCAAGCCTGTCGCGCCGAAGGTAATCGAATCCGCCGCCGCAGCCGAAACCGCGAAAGAAACCGCATCGGCCGAAACCGCGAAAGAAACCGCATTGGCGGAACCCGTCAAGAAAGCTGCCGCATCCGAACCCGAAAAACAATCGACGGGTTCCGGGTCCAAGCGCAGAGCAGCTTAAAACCGTCATCGCTTTACTAGAACCGCTCAGGCGGTTCTTTTTATTTTGCGCGGCGTAAACACATGCTTGCCGTCTAGCTTGAACGTAGGAATCGGATTTGGTGCTTCTACGGTGTCACCCTTAGCGATATAGAAAATCGCCAGAGGATTTAGTTTGACCCCTTTCGACGCCATTTTAAGACAGGTAAATTCGCCATCCTTTTCGCCCATGACCGCGTATAGCTTCTTACCCGCGATGGCGATTTGTTCGCCGGTAAATTCATGCTTCCATCCTCCCAAGCGCTTAGAATCGATGGTGCCGGAGAATCCATTGCAGAGGATAGAGTCTGTATCACAATATAACGGACGGTTTGCAGCGGATAGTCCCCGTAAAAGAGTGGCACGAGATCCGCCCGTAATGGAGGCGGCGGTTGCCACGTTAAGGTAGCGTTTGATCGGCGATGGCCGACCCCAGATAATAAAGTTTTGATGCTTGACAACAGGCGCATAATTTTTCTCCGGTTCGTTTTCGTCTACGATTGGAGGCACTTCTCCGTCTGGGAGAATAATCGAATCCTGAAAATTCTCTGGATTCTGAGCAAACTTGCCATAAGCACTATTCAAAATTAGCTTATAGAAAATCTCGTGAAACTTATCACCTTCGGCTTTCGCTTTCAATCGGGAGGTATAAAAGTGATCGATAAAATCATCGAAGCTGCCGACTTGATAAAAATTGTATGTCTCTAGAACCTTACGCGGTTTGATGGTGCCGGTTTCTAGTCCAGCCTCAAACTCGTGAATGGTTGAGTAAAAAGCTCCCTTCGGCGTGTCTTTCGAATCTTCGACCGTAAAATCTAGTCTATCAGGGAATCTCACCGGAACCGCACCGTTATTTGCGCCGGTCCATACGACGAATGCAGTTTTAGGTTCGATTCTCCCCTTAACTAAACACTCCGCACCCATTGGGTGTATCTTGTTTTTCATCGTGTCTGGATACGATGAGTTGATATCGTACCCTTCAACGCGAGTGTTAATTATCCCTGTCTCAAAACACTGGCATCGTCCGCCGTAGTAAAACTGGCGATACTGCGAATCCATTGCTGGTGAAAGCGTTTCGTACTCGTGAAACTTTTTCAGTTCACGCATTGCAGTGCCGCCGATTGTGAGTCGGTCGCCAAATTCATCCACGAAAGCCGATACGAGTTTGAATAGTGCTTCCGTGTCGGCCAGCAGATAGCGCATTATTTCGTCTTTGTGATTTTCTCGTACATCCCTTTCCATCAACCTATAGTCTATGTCTTGTTTTTCGCCGCTCGCCGAAAGAGGTATCGGCAATATCGCGTATGAATCGCGCAGTGTATGAATGTCTAAAAACGCTTCTACTATTCGACCGTTTATTATTTTAATGCGACCTTCCAACGCATCGATGATGTAGAGAAAATCAAACTTGCCGCCATTGTGTGCATAGATAACATATGAATCCGTTATGTTATGCAAAAGGTTCACTAGTTTGCGTTCGCATTCCCCTGGCTTTTCCCAAGCCTTAGTTTCCCAATGGCTAAAATGTCCATCCCCATTGTAGAAATCCCATGCGAAAGGGACCGGAATGCGATTCTCTAAAAATGGATCCGTTTCGAAATCGATAACCGCTAGTCTCTTTTTACCTTTTCTTTTTGTTTCCATTGCCAGCCTTCCCTAATTTGCGAACGGCGTCCGATAGCTTAGAAACTTGCTTGTTAAATTGCTGTGCAACCTTCGACTGATAGGCTTGCGCTTCTTTCTCCGCTTTGGCTTCTGCCCGGCTAAATTCTCGCAAGGCTTTTACACGCGCTGCTTGACGGCGCTTTGCTTCCGATTTGCGGGCGCGCTCCGCATTTCGTTTCAACATTTCGTCGTATTTTTTATCCGATAGCGACGCGCGATAGGCTTTTTGTTTTGCCGCTTGCGCGTCCATGTATTCGGAGTATTCGCGTTCGGTCATCCTGGCGATACGCCTAGAACGCTGCTGCGAACGGCGCGCAGCTTTTAATCGCTCGCGTTCGGTATCGCGCTTTTCATTAAACGGGGTGGAAGGTAGTCGATTTGCTAGCGGATCACCTTTAATCTTATAAAGGTGAATGCTTTTTATGAGTTTTGCTTCCGCGTCGCCGCCCTTCTTAGCGGCTTCTATCATCGATGGATAACGCTCGATAAAATCGGCTAACTGTTGCTGACGTGTTTTTCCGTTGCCTGAGAAAAACTGCCTAGACGAATTGCCAAAATACTGAAACGCTAAAACTTCATCGTCGGCAAACTGAACCTTGTTAGCACGCAGTTTCTCTAACCATTCAGGTATCGATGTAGCTTCTATCGTCAAATTCCTGCTGCTAATCGAACCTGATTTTCCTACGGTTGTTAATCGGAAGTTGCCTCGTGTAGCGGTAACTTTTTGATTAGGTTGAATGGGCACCACTACGCGACCCATTTTTGTATCGAAACCGTTTTGCCTATAAAATTTTTCGTTGTCTTTTGAAACCTTAACGGTAGTAGCTCGGCCTTCGATAACCTCAGACCATTGTTTGATCTGCGATTTTAGGTATTTTGTGGGATTGACAGACCGCGCATCATAGGACTTGCTAATTAGCCCTTTGCGCTTTAGGATCGCCACGTCGTGACGAAACTTTTTGATGCCAGGATCCGCACCCGAGCGGCTTGCCATAGCTGATTGATCCCCGAATGAGCGACCCTGCTTTACCGCCGCAAAGTCCCTCTAGCGCCGCGATCCCCGGATCGCGCCCCGTTACGCTGTTCGACATAATAGCGCGCATCGAGTCACGAAACAATCCCCGCGCGGTTCGGTTCGAACAAGCGATCTACGAGCAAATCAAAGGTCGCGTTCCGACCGCCGCGCAGGAATCGATCATCGATGAGATAGTTAAACGGCACCTTTGCAGTCGCAGTACGGGATTGATGATCTACTGCACTTCATGGGGCAGAGTGCAAATAATGGGATTTAATTTGTACGGTCCCTCGTGCCACTACAATGCTACGGTGTTCGATTACCTAGCCGATGAAAATATGCAGCGTTTTACGTTCGCGCTTTTGATAGCGAACATGCGCATAACCTTCGACCTAAACACCCTTGCGCAAGACAAAAATTCGCGCTTGCAATTTGCAAAGCGTTACAACGGCGCGGATTCCTACGCCGATCTAATAGCCGATAGCTTGCGAGCGTTCGGTTTCTCAGTGTCAGAATAACTAGGGGTCTGAATGAGTACCTATAATGCAGTGCAGGCTGCAATCAATGCAGCGCAACCGATTCCGTTTGTGGGCGGCACGAATTTGCTCAAGGGGGATAAGGGCGCAAAAGCAATTAGCTGTCTGTGCGACTTCTCTGCGACTGGTATCCCTTCGAAGGGATACACGATTGACCCTACTGTTTTTCTCCAAAAAGGGTACATCAAAACCGTACAGGCTCTGTACATCGACAACAGTGCGAACAATAACGTAGTTACTGTATCTAATCCGACCTTCGGTCAAACGTTCTCACTTCCGGCAGGCTGGCAGGGATACTTCCCAATTCTGGCATCGGATCAATCGCAGCAGCCGCTGCAAGTCACTTCCATAGGATCCGCGCAAGCCTATGTGATTTTGCTAAACGTTTTAATGCCGCTCGGAATTTGGGCGGCAACGGCAACCCCGTCACAATCGACCACTCCGCAGCCGACCGCCGATGCGATACTCGATGCAACCGTATCGGGTAATCAAGTGCAAGTTTTTGACTCCTCTGCAAATACTGAGTTGGCTAATTTGCTGACGGAAATCACTGCGCTGGCGGCGAACCTTGCCAATGTGACTATCGGCGGCGGCACTCAAATATCCTCCGTGCAGCAAACGGCGGAAAGGTCCGTCACGGATCACAGCGGCACAATTACCGCTGGCGGAACGGCACAAGTCGCCGCTGCTGTCAACAATTCGCGGCAGGGAATTTATCTGCAAAATCTAGACACGACAGAGGATCTATGGTTTTCCCTGAGCGGGACTGCCGCCGTAGCTACAGCGGGTAGCTTTTCCCTGTCGCCAGGGACCGGCACCACTGTTGCCGGAGGCGCGTGGCAAAACTCTAACGCGCTGACGAACGCAATTTCGGTTATAGCCGCTACCACGGGGCACAAATTTTCGCTAATGACATGGTAAAAAATATCGCGTTGTTTTTGCTTGTAGGATTTTCGTCGGCTTTCGCACAGACGTATCCGCCCATAACCACGCCATCGGGGCAGACAAACTACTACAACAATGGCGGCATGGTGCAATTCGGAGCGTCCAATCCGACGCCGACTCTAGGCACCATCAATACACCGACAACGCTTAACTACCGTTGCACGGGCGCAAACGACGATCAAGCGATCAGTGCTGCGTTTTCCGCGTATACCTCTGGCGCTGTCAGTTTCACGACCTACATGTTATCGGGTAATTGTTCGATAGCGTCAACCGTCACGATTCCAACTGCTGCTTCCGGTTTGACTATGACCGGAGAGGATAAGCAAAGCACGACGATACAGGCTGCGGCAGGATCGAATCTGCAATCGATGTTTCAAGCGTTATCGAGTACCGGCACGCTGCAAAATTTTACTTGGCAAAATCTAGTGTTCGATGCCAACTATCCAAATCAAACCTCAACAAACTTTAGTGAGATTTTCAGATTCGGCGGCGGTCAAAGTTTCTACAAACTCAAATGGCAAGACGTGACTTTTCAAGGTTGCGGCGGCGCTCCTTGCATTATTCTTAACACTTCCGGGACCGCAACAAATTTCGACTTTTTTCACGATACATGGCAATCATCGTGGTGCCAGGGTATGCAGCTTTACGGTGTCCAATATGTCAGCATAACTGACTTTACCGTTTACGACATGAACAAATCGGTTGACTCTGGCGGAACATGCCCGGTTTTCGGGTTCATCAGTGACAGTTCCCCGCGCGCCGCTTTAACCTACACAATCGGACCCGGCCGCGCGCAAAACGTTACTGGTAACGAGTTTTTGATCGAGTGCCTAGCATCTACCAGTTCCCCCTGCAACGGTTGGACGATCCATAATATAACGTGCTACGCGAACGCTGTCGGAGAATGTGGTGTCAGCGGACCATTCGATAATTCGTCCATCGGCGAAGGGTACACAATTATCGACGGAAACGGCGGCGACAGGGACGGCTGCGAGTGCGGCGGCAACAATTTGCGCATCGTCGGATTCGTGCTAGACAATGGCGTGCTATCGGTAGTCAACAATTCAACAGCGTATGGCAGTACCGGACCCTCTGGGATTTTAGTAGCGGATAACACCATCAATTTGCACGGTACTCCTACGCAAAACGGTTTGTACGGGATCGCGCTTTCAAGCGTCAATCATGTTAAGGTAGTAAATAACACGATACAAACTAACTATGTCGGTAACACATACAGTTACGATCCGATTTTTGTAGGCTTTTATGGCGGGATAGGTTTTTGCAACTACTGCCGAATCGAAGGGAATAAAATCTTCGATCTAAGCGCGACCTCTGTTATGCAGGGGATCAGGTTGCAGGAAAGTCAGACGCAATTTAGTACCCATGTGACTATTCTGCGCAACGAAATTGAAGGCGCCGCTACGGGTCTATATTTTAACAGCGGCACTACTTACAGCACTTACGTCATCGCTTGCGCGAATGACCTTACGACAACTACCACGCCGATAAACGCTACGCCGACGAACACGGGTGACAGTGTGGCTAACGCTCAGTGTTCGGTATTCTGAGAATCCTATGAGCCTAGAACCATCGGTAATGCAAGGGGTTCAAACCGACGCGCAAATTGCGCTAGGTCAAAAACTAGGGCTTCCTGTTTTCACCCTTGGGGGATTGCTTGTAGACCCGATGGGCAATGGGTTGATTCTCACTCCTCAAATAGTAGGCAACGCGGCGGCGGATACCGCATCGATTCAGGCGGCCGCTTTGGCCCTATATAACGTAGGGGGAGGAACGGTTCAGCTTCCGGCAAAGGAAATTACGATCAACGCTTCCTTGCCCATGTATCAAGGGGTCAAATACAAAGGGCAAGGATCTGTGTCCGATAATTTCGGCTTCTCGCTGCCGACGCAAGGGACTGTGTTAATCGGCGCCTTAACTTTCGATTGCTTTGCTTACAACAATACTCCGGCGCCTAACAATACACAGATAAGCGGGGAGTGGGGCACTGCTGCCAACATTCGAAATTGTGGCGTAGAAGATGTATTCATTTACGGCTTTAATACTGGCATACATATTGGCGATCAATGGTCGATAGGGTGCCAGTTTTCGGAGTTTAAGAATTGTACCGCCTCATCTTGCAACTGGGGTTTTCACTTCGAAAACTTCATCGAGTGCAAGTGGGAAAATATGTACTCGGTAAATTGCATCCAGGGAGCGCAATGGTACGGATGCAGCGGCGGTACGCTGCCGGGAGGTAATAGCCTTCTGCATCGAATCTTCAATCAAGACAGTAGCAGTTCAACAGCCACAACTCGCGGCATCGTTTTTAACGTTCGAAATCCGGGCGCCGGTTCGAACATGAATTTTATTACCGCGTTCAACGTACAAAATAATCGCAACGCGGCCGGAAACTCGATCACGCAAGCTGCCACTATGACTAATGGCAGCGCGAACATAGTAGTAACAAACGCTGCCGCTTTCGTAGTAGATTTGCCGGTCCAACTTTCGGCCAGCGTAAACGGCTTTTCAGCATTGCAGACGTATTTCGTGACCAGCATAACGCCGGGTACGAATACGATCACTTTATCGAACACGATGGGCGGCGCGTCGATTCAAGCCACGGGATCCACCGCAGTTAATGTGACGACTACCGGATTTAGCCCTATTGAGATATTCGCGTATTCAGGGTCTACGATTGGACCGGGTCTGATTTACGGCATGGACATGGAAGGGGTTTCGAACAGCGTTTCGACACTGCAAAATGCTAACGGTTGGGATTTGCAATTTTTGTACGGTAACGGAAACGTCCACGTTTGCCGAACCGCTACCGATATCACCCTGGCGCAGCACACAGTCGCGTCGGCGAATCTTGGCATTCGCTTAGACGCTGACTCTACTTCGAAGCCGATTTTTATTCACGGCAAACGCGCCTACGCGCAACCCGTGCAAGCGGGAAATAACGGATTCGGTCTTTCCTACAATACTGACAATTCACAGCCATTGTGGGAGCAGAACACAATGGGTCTGCATCTTTCGGGCGCGTCCAGCGGCTTGCCCGATTTGGGCATAAATTCAGTAACCGGAAATTTGCAGATTCAGAATGAGGCGCTACAGTTAAACATAGTGCCGATTTTCAATGGGCAAACTTTGACCCCTGCCGGGGTCACTCCGCAAGGGCAATCCAACGTCATATCGGTGCAAGCGACCTCTACCGGATACAACATAAATTTAGGCGCCATGTCTACCAATGGCGATTGCACGCCAATATGGCTTTGCAATCCATACAACAATTCAATTACACTTACTCCGAATGGGTCTGACAAAATCAACGGCAGTGCCAGTTCTTACACGCTAGCCGCTAATTCGATGGCCCTTCTTATTCCTACTCTTAGTTCGCATTGGAGTACGGGAAACAATGAATGGATGATTCACTGAGGCGGCACCGTGAACGGAACCGATATGCTAGTCAATTCCCTGCTGCGAGCGGCAGGTTACTCACGCGAAGCCTTCGATCAGGCGCTGGCGACGTTTCGCAGCGAACTTCTGGCGTTCCGAAATCGGGCAATCGATTCGGAATCGAGGCTTATCAGCCTTGAGGATAAGGCGCACGAGATGGCTTGCGCCTTGCAACGCATCGAGGCTGCGCTACAAAAACCTAACAGCAGCGCCAGTGTCTTGAAACTCGTTCCCTTTACCGATGAACCTCCGAGCGATATCACGCAGAAAGGAAAATGAAATGTCGGTCACGCAAATTTTGCAAGAAATTGAAAAGAGCATTGGGGAAGTGGCGCCCCAACTCCAAGGGGTCGAATCCGTCATCAATGAAGCGGGCACCGTCATCGATGAGGTTGTACCGGCCGCCGCGCCAATAGTCGCCGGTATCGAAACTGCCGAAGGTGTCATCAATGAAGTATCGAGCGTCGCCGAGCAGATCGTGAGCGAATTTTCCCCCGCACCTTCTGCACCTTCTGCGCCGAATCAATCGATGATTCCGGCACCGGCGCCAGTGACCACGAAAAATCCGCCGCTCGTTCCTCCCCCGGCGACGCATACGACGACAGGCGCAACGGTTGCACCGGTCCCGGCTTCCGCCAGCGTCCCGAAAACTCCCGTGGCGAATCCGGCCGCCGCCGCCGCTGCCGGCGTGGCGTCATCGAGTGCGACGCCGGATGCGCTCGTGGCGCGCATTCAGGCACTGGAAAACGGATTCATTCAGATATTGCCCATCGTAGGCCAGATCGCACAAAAATTCGGTCTTTGAGGAGGCTGGAAAATGAGCGACGAAATAACAGCGGCGGACGCGGGCGCCGCAGTAGCGGCGCTTGAGAATGAAGCGGCGGAAGCTGTCGAAGCTGCGCAAGCTGCGGAAGCTGCTGCGTCCGCTGCAATCGCCGCCGCAGAAGTTGTCGAAGCGGCAGCGATCGCGCAAGCTGCCACGGAAGTACGCGAAGTGGTTGCGGCGGTTGAGAATGCCGAAGGGGATTTGTCATGGCTGAAAATGCAGATAGCGGAACTGCGAGCGAAAACGGAAACGTTGGAAGCGCTGATGCGGGAAGCAATGGCGCTGATGCGGGGGAGTGGATCAGTGCCAGTAGTAGCGGAACCGCCTCCGGTAGTGGTGTCCGAACCGTCAACCCCGCAGACGCCATCAATCGGCCCCGCAGAGGTAGGCCACCAGGAGGGGGAGGCGCCGCCGCCAGCAAGAAGCAAAAACAAAAAGTACCGGAGAATTTAAGCGCCGCCTCGATTGGAGGCATAGAAAAAATCCTCTATTCATTGCATCAAATGGCGGCCGCGTTTATCGCGCCCGAAATAGCCATTGACGAATCGGAAGCCAAAGAACTAACGGCTGCGCTTGCACAAGTCAATACGTTTTATTCAAAGGTTGTAGACCCGAAAGTTATCGCATGGGTTGGTCTCATCGGAGTTTGCGGGAAAATCTATGGTCCGCGTGTCGGAGCGTACACGATACGCAAAGCATCGGAGCGCAGAAAAAACGTCCGGCCGGACCCGATGCCGGGAACGCAAACTCAGCAGCAAACGCCGCAAAAGCCATCGAATATGAACGGCGCCGCGCCGGCTCGTCAAGCGACGATGATGGAAATTTTATCGCGGCCGGATTTTGTGCAGATTCCGACTCCAGATAGTGAGTGAAGTTTATCTACCGTCTAATTCGCAATCCATTCTGTTGATTGGAAAGAATGGATCGGGCAAAACACGCGCTGCGGTATGGCACCTATCGAAAAAGGATCTAGCGAATCAACGCTGGATTGTGATAAACCATAAACAAGAGGAGTTGATTAATTCGATTCCTGGCGCTGAGTTTCTGGATTTACATGAATTTCCAAAGGAAAATGGTGTCTATATTTACCAGCCTCGTCCCGATACCGACGATGAATCAGTAACGAATCTGCTTTGGACCGTTTATAAGACGGAAGCCGTAGGTGTCTATATAGACGAGGGTTACATGGTGCGTCCGAATGACCCCGCGCTAAATGCTCTCTACACGCAAGGGCGAAGCAAACGCATACCAGTAATAACGCTATCGCAGCGTCCGTCGCGCATATCGCGGTTTGCTGTAAGCGAAGCTGCATTTTTTCAAATTTTCCAGATAACGGATCGACGCGACCGAAAAACAATGCAGGAATTTGTGCCGTTGGATTTAGAAGCGTTCATGGTGCCGCAAGACGGAAAGCCGCGCGCATTACCTGAATATCACTCGATCTATTACGACACTTCCGGCGATGAGCCTCTAATCATGGGTCCGGTTCCAGACGAGGATTCGATCATGCGGGAGTTTGCGGAAAAATTAATTCCGCCAGAGGTAGAAGAACCCCTTGCAAAAGTAAAGTGGATCTAGTAGCGTGACGCTGGGTGTTAACTACCGCACATAGGGGATGCTCCGATGCAAGACAACATCATTACTTGGAACCTAGCCAACTGGGTGAGCGTCGTGCTTATGGCGCTGCTCGGGTTTTTCGCGCTCGGCGCCATCATGTCCTGGTATCGGCAGAAAGTCGGTGCGGTGGGCAACACAACCACTGCCGATAAATACTCATAACGCGGTATTGACGCGCACAGGAAAATCGGCATGGACTATATCAACGTTTCGATTCTGAAAAACCCTCTGAATTGGGTGACGGTTTTTCTGATGCTGACAATTTTCGGCATTTTCGCGCATGTCGTTTTGAGCCACTATCAAACGATCAGCGGAGATTTTTCGGTTCGCGGTCAGGCGGCACAGGCTGGCGCGGCTTTGGCGTCGTCGTAATCGACGGCAATTTGTAATACTCAAACCTCTCTTTATCGGAGATAGCTATGCCCGGCGCAGCCGCACCCGCAATGTCAGCATCCCAGCAAGCAGCCAGTTTGCAGCAGCAAAACATGATGGCCCGAAGCGCAGTGCTTCGGCAATCGTATCCGATGCTGCAACAAATCTACAGCAATACGTTTCAACCGGCGACGCAGCCCACCTTCCAAATTCCGCCGCAAAACGTAGGGCTCATCAAGGGTTTTTTCATCCGCATGACGGCAACGGTTTCGAATCCGTCTAGCGGATCCAGCACGCTCAGTCTGACGCCGCTCGGGCCGGCGAACCTGATCCAGAACATCATTTTCTGGGATCTGCAAAATTACCAGCGGATCAACACTACCGGCTGGCATATGTCGCTTCTAAACTCGTTGCGCCAGAAGCGCCCGTTCCTGTCGTCAACCGCTAGCGATTCGCCGGTCGGCTTCGGATCCAACTGGCCGATCATCAAGGCGCCGTCCACCATCGCCGCGAATACCTCCGGTACGATTTATATGTACTACTGGATTCCGCTGGCATATTCGGACACCGATTTAACCGGGTCGATTTATGCCAACGTGGTCAACGCGACCATGAATTTGCAAATCACTCTAGCCACGGCAGCGCAAGCCGTGGTTTCCAGTACCTCCGATCCGACCCTGGCAATCTATCAAGGCGCTGGCGCTGTCGCCGGGGTCACGCTGACGAACGTGACGGTGCAGATTTACCAGTCGTACCTCGATCAACTGCCGATGAGCAGCAAAGGGCCGATCTTGCCGTCCGTCGATCTGAATACCATGTACGAAATCAAAAACACGGTTTTCACGGCACTCGTGCAAGGTCAAGACTTCTACATTCCGTTTTCCAACTTCCGGCACTTCCTGTCAACGATTTGCATTTTCGACAACGAAACCGGAGGCGCGTATCCCACTGCGGGTAGTGACATCAATTACTGGTCGATTCGCAGTGCGAACGCAACGGATCTGCGCAAAGCGGATCCCTACACTTGGGACACTTTCGCGCGTCGCAACTTGCAGACCGATCCGCCCGTGCCGGTCTACATTTTCGACACGCGCGACAAACCCATTTACACGACGCAAACCGGCAACATGAATCTAGTTCTCAACCCCAGCACGGTAAATTCCGGCGCCTCAATTCCGGTGGGTTGGGAAATGCTGGCGAACATTTCCAACCTGCTCAACGCCGGTTCCCTGGCGTCGTCGTAAACAAGGATGGCCGACATGAATGCAAGCGATATCGGAAGCGGCATCGGAGACACGTTATCCGGTGTTTCCAAGTGGGCTGCTTCCCCTTTCAACTCGCAAATGTCGGCCATCATGTGGGTTCTTTTTCTGGGTCTTGTGATTTGCGCGTCATGGGCATGGACGCGGTTACTGCATCATTTCGAATGAGAGGGAAAAATGTCGAAGCACATGATTACGTTCGTTGTCGCACTGGTTATCGGCGTCGTCATCGGGATCAAATTCCCGCAGTACGTTCCGTTCATCGGGTCCAGCGGCAGCTAAACCGTGTCCGTTCGTGGCGCAGTTAGCAGCGGAGTTTCGACCGTCGCCGGAGTAACGGGTGTCTCATGGGGCACGGTTATGGCGGTCACTCTTATGCTAGCGTTTTTGTTGTATATCGCTTCGAACGGATCACTTGTGAAGTACAAACAGCTTTTGTTTTAAGAAATCAATATGCCCCTGTTCTTTTTCGTTCTAGGATTTATCCTGATCGATTCTGGGGTGCGAGGGAACGCCAAAGATGCGATAACGCAGCTTGCGAGCGATTTAGAAGGGTTCCTGGCGTTTGGCGCTGTCATTTTGATATTGGATATCGCCGCGCTTTCAAAAACCCTGCGACCAATCGCTACCGGGCTTTTAGGGCTGGTTTTCGTCGTGTGGATTCTAAAGAACGGAAGTAACGTAGTGAGCGGGGTCAAGCAGGCGATTGCGGCGCCGGTCAATAGCGGCGGACCTTCGACCGGAGGCGCTACCGATTCATGGGATCAGGCTTCAAATTCCAGCAATGTGCCGGGCCTCGATACGAATCCGAATCTGACTTCTAACCTAGCATCGAACGCGCAATCACTTTTCAACCTTTTACCCGAGACTTCGAACGGCACGGGTCTAGCCACTTCTGCTTGGAGCGCATAGATATATCATGGATCAAATCATTAACTCGGTTACGACGATCCTTGCTGCGGTTATCGGCGTGGCGATTCTTTCCGTCATCGTGTCGAAAAACAGCAATACGTCCGGCGTCATCAACGCGGGCGCCTCTGGATTCAGTTCGATTCTTAGCACTGCCGAAAGTCCCGTGACCGGATCCTCTGGGCTCGGGTCGCTTACGTCATTGCCGAATCTGAATAACGGTTCAAGCTACGGCTTCTGAGGGTCGCCATGTTTACCGATACTACCGGGCATATGAATTTGATGGGCGAAGGATTCGACTACAAATTCTATGATACTCCCGACTATCGGGCGCAAGACACTGGGCGCCGCGCTGGGCTCGCTCTTTTTCAGACCTACCCGAAAAATGACGTACAGGGTTTAGCAACCCTCATGTTCGGTGCCCCTGGCGGTCTGCCAGGAAAATACTGGCGCTTGTTTCAAGCGCCGCAAGTGATCGTCAATCAGGAATCGATCCTTGCCGATATCCTCGGCGGCGGTCTGGATTCGGGCGCGTTCCAATCGCAGCCTCTTATCTCGGGGTCTTAACCCGTGTTCCACTTCAACATACACGAGGCGCTACAGCACAAATGGGTTAAGTGGGCGCTTGTCGGGGTCGGCGTTATCGGCGCGTACTACATTTATTCGTCGTATTCCAGCGGCGGATCGAGTAGCGCGGCTAGTTCTACCGGCCTAGACGACGCGCAAGCTGCGGATTTGACCTCCCTCTCCGAGCAGGAAAATCAAATCAATGCGCAGCAGCAATCCGAACAGCTAGCGGCAAGTACTGAACTAGCAGCGAACAACTCCAACAATCAAGAGCAAACGGCGCTTGCCGGTATTTCTTTACAAGGTTTGCAGGATCAACTCGCGGCGCAAACGACGCAGCAGCAGCAAAACATTAACGGACAAATATCGCTTGCGAATATTCAAGCGCAAGTGACAAACCATGAAATCAATCAACAAAGTCTTGACACGCAGCTACAAATCAATAGCAATAACTTCATCGCAAATTCGGCAATAAACGCTGCATCTAGCGCCGCTCAAAACGCATCGAACAATAATTTGCTGGGTAAAATTTTCGGCGGTCTGTAATGGATACTGCAAATTCGAACCTCGATTACATGGCACACCACGCGGAACCCGCGTCGAATCCGCGCGTGAAAACAACCGCCGTGAACGATCACGGATCGAAAAGCATGTTCCACCCGGTGCGCAAAAGCAAGCCTTCGACACAAACTGCTCTAGCGCAAGCCGCTAACGCTGCGCCAGGGTTTCTTTTGGGGTTCCTGTAATGGACCGCGTAAATTCGGACATTCCCGAAGGGTATAATATTTATACCTACAATCAGTATTCGGGAAATCCTCCGCAGTTGTCCAACTTCGGATTGCCGCCGTCGCTTGCCGATGCGACGCTGCCAACGCAGATCCCTCGTGCGCCTGTCGATCAACCCGGCATGGTCGGCGATTCCCTCCCTTATTCCCCGGCGTTCATCGAAATGGCAGCGCGCGGCAATGGCGCGGTTCCGCATGTTAATCTAGCGCAACCAAAGCAGCCGTCGCTATGGAATGCTTTGGGCAAAGCGATCCTAAAAGGGACCGTTTCAACAAATTCGGGTGTAGTCGTAAACTCCGCACAGGCTTAAAGTGTCAACGTCTAGCCCGGCCGGTAACGAATATGCACCACTTTCTGCTAGCAATCTTTTCAGCGGAGGGATTTTCGGCAATGCTTCTGGCAGCTTTGATCCTATGGCGTCAAGTAACCCTTTGGGCAGCTTGGAACCGAACGAGGGAACAAGCCTTGCATATTCAACCCTGGCAGGAAATGCCGGAAACTACGTTTCAGGCGCTACTAACATCCTTGGAATGCCAAGCACCCTCGATGGCGCAAACATCGGCAACCTCGGGCAAGGATCATCGGCAACTGGAACTGCTACCCTTAGCGGGTTCCTCGGCGGATCCATCTACAATATCGCCGCAGTTGTAATTGGGCTCGCGTTTGTGGCTGGCGGCGTTTATGGGTTAGTCAAATAATGGCGCCGGAAATTACCTCAGACTTAATCCACTTCGGACTAGAGGGTTTGTCCGTTGTCATTACCCTTTTCGTCGGTCTGCAAAACTCGCGGATCAAAAACGAGGTTCTTAGCGTCAAACTTTGGATAGTCGAAAATTTCGTTCGTAAAGAGGATTTTAAGGATTCTCTTTATCGACCCGATACAATTCAAAGATGGGCTAAGAAAGATGCCACTTAAAAGCGGGCATTCGAAACAAGTCATACGTTCCAACATTCGGACGGAAGTGCGCGCCGGTAAGCCTGTAAAGCAAGCCGTAGCTATCGCGCTTCGGAAAGCTGGGGTTAAACGTGCCGGATCAAAAAGATGATTTGACGGCGGATCGCAGATTCGTTGCGCTTGTCATACTGCATTCTCTGCTGCAAAACAAAACTCTTGAACTGACGGATTCGCAGTACGTTAGCAAATCGTTTTCACTTGCTGACACTTTTTGCGAGCAGTTGTGAGAGTGTGCTTTTGCTCGCGTTGTTCTTTTCAGAGGTTCAAGATGCAACCTGAGATAGTCGCTTGCTGCAAGTGCGGGGCCGATGCTGAAGGGTTCATTACCTTGCAGTTCTATCCCTATGCGGCGCTGATGGAATACTATGGAGTTGACCATCCCTGCGTGGAATTGGTTATCAATAGCCCTTGCTGCGCGCGTTGTCTAGACCTTTTGCCAGGGTTGGCATCCCTCGATCCCGTGATTTACAACGATATTTGCGACAAGGTACAAAGTGTGTGCGAAGTCAAGGTTGACCAGAAAGGGACTAAGCTGGTATTATTGCCCTTGTCCGATCCGCACGTCACCCGAAGCCGTGCGGAGTTTGCAAAGCTGGAAACTCCGGTAATGCTTCCC